TTGTAACTCTGATTTTTTATAGACTCTAACGAATCATTTTTTTCCCCTTTTCTGTTTGGTATTATTACTGATATTTTGCTCCCCATATTTTTAATTATTTGTTATTGTAAAAAAATCGTAATTCCCCTTTTTAAATAACGGGCTGATCGTATCGCTAAAATCTATAATTTTTTTATTTGACTTCTTGCTTCCTATTCTTGAGATTATTCGCTCAACTCTTTTTTCTCTTTCAGAGACTATATTTATAACACAATCAAATTCTGATAACTCCAATGCTCCGTGGTTATCTACTACTATCTTATCTCCTGTAACCCCCTTTTCAGCAAATGAAGATTTATTGTCTGAATAAATTTTATATCCCTTGAAAAATTGAGTGTAATAAGTTTTGCCTGCTCCAGGCTTTCCAATGAGTGCAATCCTTTTATAATTTTTGCCCAAAATATAATCAATAGTTTTTTCTTCCCGTGCTAATCTGAAAAATGGTCTAGTTGTAACTGCTCCTAAATATTCAATGGTTTTGTAATTCGTGTAAGTCAAAAATAAATCCGTCCAATCTGCTCTCGTGTATTTATGTTGGCTTCCGTGTCCCTCTATATACATAATATCTGCAACTTGAGCTGAATTCGATAATACTGCCACCTTATTTTTCATATTCCCCAAAATAGAAAGGCACAAAATAATATCAAACTTCGGTAATTCTTTCCAAAAAAAATGGTTTTCTAAATTATCCCTAAAGATATTATTATCCTCTGCCCTTCCTTTTTCGATTGCTTCCCTATCTATTTCAACTCCTATCACCTTTTTAGCTCCTAATCTTTTCGCCTCTAGCATGGTCTGTCCTCCCCAACAACCTAAATCTAGCACCGTGGCGTCTTTAAAATCGCTCTCAATGAACTTCTGCCTATCCTTTAATTTTCTTTCGCCTGACGATCCCGGTAAATCCTGATAATTTTTCCACTTTACCGTTCCGTCCGGTTGCTTGAAAGCTGTTTGAGCCATAATTCTATCTCAAACGGGAGGCAGTTTCAATCACCGCCTCCCGTATACAAATTAACTCTAGCTTACAGAAGGGACATCTAAAATAACAGAAGCCTCTTTCATGGCTAGCACTCCGTCAATTCTTTTAACTAATCTAACTGTCACTTCGTCATATCTGAAACGATCGTGAATAGAAACATCAACTGTTATACCTTCTCTATCTCCAATGTAATACCAAGAAAAATCGGTCAATGATAAATCTCCTTTGGTTCCTAATTCTGGAACTTTCTCCGTTTCAATAAATGATCTTCCTTTTAACTTAGGAGGAGTTCCTTCTCTTAAACTATCCGCCCATAATGGTCTTCCGGTTGTAGCGTCTACCAAACTATCTACATATTCAATTACGTCAGTTCCGCCAACCCATATTGAATTTTTTCTAAACTGTGGTTTCAAAGTATAGAACATTGAAATCACATCTGCGTAACTAACTTGGTTCGCTACTGCTCTGTTTACCACTGAAATATCCGTATCGGCTAGTAAACCATAAGGCTGAGTTGTCCCGTTGCCTCTGAGCAAGTAGTAATCCTCGTAATAAGCCATTGCTCTCCCAAAAATGTTTACAACATAATTGGCAAAATCTATATTACTATCACTCAAAATCTCTCTTGACTCGGTTGTCAACATTAACATCTTCTTGGCTGTCATTGAAATCTGTGTCAATGCAAAACTTGTATCGGTAGCAGTTTCGCTTTCGCCAACCCAAGAAACTGAAACCCCTCCAAACTGGCTGGAAGATTGGTCTAACTTATTCTTTTTCCAAGTATCTGACTTCATCTTAATCTTAGTGGCTCTAGATCTTACAATCGCTTCTTCCTCTAGGAAACTTAAAATGGAAGTTTCTAATTCCTCCGGTACTGTATAACCTCCGTCAGCATCGGTTCCCTCGTTGAAAGCAGCAGCCTTCTCGGTAAACTGAGCACCTCTAATCATATTTTTCATATCTTTAACAAAGGTTTCCATTTTGCTTCCCAACTTAACAAAAGGAGCAAGGTGGCTCTTTGTATTCATAACTGACTTCTCGCTTTGCTCTCCTTCTTTGCTAACGAATTTTACTTCTTTTTTAACTTTCTTAACTTCCTTTTTGATTTTGTCAAATTCTTTTCCAACCGCCTCGTTTACGGCTGTCCCCACTAACTTTAATAGTTTTTTATCCATAACTTTTTTTACTTATTATCTTTTCTGCTCTTAATTAGAACTGCCTCAATGGCAGATCTCGCTATTTTAATCAATTCGCTTTTAGCTTTTTCCGTGTCAACGGTTTTAGCTTTAGGTTTGACGGCTCGACCCTTTTTATCCGCGTCCTTGCCCTTGTTAGCTTCGGTAGCTTTCAAGAGGCTTTTTAATGGGACGGTGGCTTTGTCCATCGCACCTATAGCGTTGTTAATTAAATCTCTATTACGTTTACTTAAAACTTTACCTGTTTTCATTTCTGCCTCGAGTTCTTTGAATTCTTTTTCTGTAAATACAATCTTCTTTGTTTTCTTTAGTTTCTTTCGGTCATCACTTTTTACTATCTTGTCCCAATTTAAAGTTCCTTCCGTTTCTTTAATAAAGTTTTTGAACTTCTTTTTATCCTTTGAAACACCCTTCAATAGGGCTTCTGCATAGGCTCCTACATTTACAAAACTAACCTCTAGAAGTTCCTGCTTAGTAAAATCAATTCCTTTGTCGTTCGGTTCATACTCGGTCGGTGCAAATCCAACACTAAATGCTTTCAAAAATCCTTTCTCAGCTAAAAGTTTTAATTCGCTTGCGAAAGGTGTCGGAGCAAACTCTCCTTTTAACATTAACATTTCTTCCTCTACCCAAACCTTTATGGCTTTCCCTATCGTTGGGATTGAGTGATCGTGAGCCCATAACAGAACAGGATTTTTCTTAAAGTTTTTTAAATCCCAACCTTTAGGGTCTATCGTATCTCCGTATCTGTCGGTTTTAATTCCACTAACAACCGCTGTAAAAGTTCCGTCATCGTCCAACCCCTTGAATTTAACTTCCCCTAATCCGTAAATTTTTTTCATTATCTTAATTTAAAATTATTTAACCACAGGAATTATGGTACATCTGCAATTAATGATCTCTCCGGGATCTCCTTCCGGGTCACCCGGGTAATTTAATCCATTGCTAAATTTCTTTTTCGTTCCGACCTTCTCGCCGTCTAGCCTAATATGCGTATCTCTAGTTTTTGTATCTCTAGTCGCTAACCATTCTTTTTTACTGACTACCTCGCTCTGTTCGTAGCCAAATAATGTTCCCGCGTTATTGCTGGATAATACTTCTGTCCTTGCAATAGTTTTATCCCTTCCTTTGTACCATATATTAAATAATCTATCCACCCTTTTGGCTAATTTTGGAATACTCTCGCCTTCTAAAACTCCTGCCGATAACTCTGACTTTAATTTTTGTATTGTGGTTTCGTTTACTTCCACGCCAAATTTCATTGCTTTTTTGTCAATCCATTCTGCTGTTACTGGATCCTCAATATCAAAATCTTTTTTAATTGATTTCTTCCCTACTTGTTTCAATGCCAAGTCCCCGGCTTCTTTTACTATCGTTGTAATAATCGGCTTTGATGTTTTTGAGAATAGTTTTGTTTCTTTTTTTAAATTAAGTAGCCCTAATTTTTCCGCCTCTACTTTACTATTAATCTTTAATTTTTTCAATGCTTTTAATGCTCTTGCTTTTTGAGCCTTAAATAACTTCCTGTCCATTGTCTGCCATTTCTTTTCCCAACTTTTTAAGAAGTTGTCAAAGGTTTTCCAAATGGCGTCTTTGTCATATTGCTTTGTTACTGTTTTTCTTTTTTGGGTTTGAGTGATAGCGGTTGCCACTTTGATTGTAATATCATTAATCAAATTTTCTTGGAGGCGTAATAATTTTCTGCCACGAATTGCCTTCCTGTAAATTTCTTTTAATCGCTCCTCCTTTTTTCTAATTGAAACTTTTTCGGCTGAGAAACCTTTGCCGATTTTAATAATTTTTTCGTCACCTGTTTCCTCCTTATCCTCGCCCATTGGTTGAAGTGAAATTGTTTGATAAATAAAGTCCCCGCCGTCAATAGGGTCGTAGCCCTCCGCAATTCTAATCTCATTAGTAGTTATCCATTTATTGTGGGCTTTAACATAGTGGTCGTCTAGGCTTGCCTTATCTCCCGGTGTCGGGTCAATGCTACTTATAAAAAGATTGTCGCCAAACTCGTTAACTAAAAACTGATTTAAAATATCAACAAATTTTTCCATTTTAGGTTTTATGGTTTCAGAAAGAAAAACATAAATTCCCGCCTCGGCGTTGGCTCGATTAACATCGTCCGTTACTCCTATAACACTTTTGGGAACTCCTAATGCCATTAAAATGTCGTCCCTGTTAGCAATTCTCATATTCGCAAAATCCATATCCTTTTGCGTAACTGAAACCTGCTTATAATCTAGCCCGTGCGATAACACCGCCACCTTCTGAGCGTTTTCCCACCCGCCATACTTAGTTGACCACTTCTCTCTTATTTCTTCTCTGTCCTCCTTTCCTATCTCCTGAGAGGTAGTGAGTATTGCGTCAGGTCTAG